GATGGATGTGACCGTCGCTGACGCTGACGAGGAGGCAGATGTCCCTGAGTTCGATCAGGACGGCGCGCTTCTGCGGATCGACCACGGCGACGGATCGATCACCGTCTCGCTCGATGGCAAACCCATTGAGGACAGCGAAGAAAAGGGTCCTTCGGGCTGGTTTGACAACCTCGTCGATGAAATCAGCGACATGGAGCTGGGCTCCATCGCGGAAGACCTTCTGCGCGGGATCGATGACGATCTGATGAGCCGCAAGGAGTGGGTCGAGGATCGCGCGCAGGGCATGAAGCTTCTGGGCCTCAAGATCGAGCTGCCCGGCATCCAAGGGAGCAACGACGGTGCGCCGGTCGAAGGCATGTCCAAGGTCCGGCACCCGCTCTTGCAAGAAGCCGTGCTGCGCTTCCAAGCCAACGCCCGCTCCGAGATGCTGCCGACCGACGGCCCGGTGAAGATCAGGGACGACGGCAACACCAGCTCGGCCGAGCGCGACCGGATGGCTGACGCCTTTGAAAAGGACTTCAACCACTACCTGACCTCGACCGCGACCGAATACTACCCGGACACCGACCGCATGTTCCTCTTGCTGGGCTTCGGTGGCACGTCGTTCAAGAAGGTCTACTTCTGCCCCCTGCGCAACCGCCCGGTCTCTGAGAGCGTCGACGCTGATGACCTGATCGTCAACAACGCGGCCACCGACCTGTCGAACGCCCGCCGGGTGACGCACCGCGTGTACCTCAAGCCGTCGACCGTGAAGCGCCTGCAAATCCTCGGCGTGTACCGTGACGTCGAACTGGCGACCCCGCTTTTGTCCAGCCCGGACAGCGTCCAAGAGGCCAAGGCCGCCCAGCAGGGTATCAGCACCGACACGCTGAACCCCGACGACCGCGACCGCGAGATTTACGAGGTCTACTGCGAACTCGACATCCCGGGCTTCGAGCACAAGTACAAGGGCAAGCCGTCCGGCTTGGAAATCCCGTACCGCGTGACCATCGACGTGTCCTCGCGGCAAGTCCTGTCCATCGTACGGAACTACGACGAAGACACGGCCGAGATGCCTGAGCCGCGCAAGACCTTCGTGAAGTACACCTTCGTGCCGGGCTTTGGCTTCTACGACATCGGCCTGCTGCACGTTCTGGGCAACACCACCAACGCCGTGACGGCCGCGTGGCGCGAGCTTCTGGACGCGGGCATGTACGCCAACTTCCCGGGCTTCCTTATCTCGGACACCGGATCGCGCCAGAACACCAACATCTTCCGCATCCCGCCCGGCGGCGCTGCGCAGGTCAAGACCGGTGGCCAGCCGATCCAGCAGGCCATCATGGCACTGCCCTACAAGGAGCCGTCGCAGGCCCTGATGGGGTTGACCGAGAACATTGCGGCCACCGGCATGCGCCTCGGCGGCACGTCGGAGATGCAGGTTGGTGAGGGCCGGGCCGATGCGCCGGTTGGCACCACCTTGGCGATGATCGAGCAGGCAACCAAGGTTCTGAACTCGGTTCACAAGCGCATGCATGCCGCTCAGGCCGAGGAGTTCAGCCTCCTGCGTGACTGTTTCCGCGAGCACCCCGAGAGCTTCTGGGAGCGCAACCGCAAGCCCACGGTCGAGTGGAACCCGCAGCTGTTGCTGGCCGCATTGGACGACGTTGAGCTGGTCCCGCAGGCCGACCCGAACACCGCCAGCCACGCCCAGCGCGTCATGAAGATCATGGCCTTGAAGCAGCTGCAGGCGGCAAGCCCGGGCCTGTACGACCCCATCGCCGTCGACAAGGCCGCCCTGCGCGCCATCGGCTGGTCGAACCCCGAGCAGTTCCTGAAGCCCGAAGCCGAGCGCAACCAGCCGCCGCCGGAGATGCTCAAGGGCATCGAGGAGATCAAGATTGCCAAGCAGAAGGCCGACGCCGACACCATGCGGGCGCAGGCTGACATGCTGAAGGCGCAACGCCCCGAGGTTGCCAAGGCAGAAGGCGGCCCGGTTGGTCCCGATCCGGTCAAGATGATGGCCGAGCAGAACAAGGCCCGCCAGCTCGAGCACTCGATGCGCCGCGACGAGATGAACGACGAGAACCGTGATCTGGACCGCGAGAAGGACCTGCGCTTGGAGCAAATGCGCGTCGACCGCGACCAGATGAACGATGCAGTGCGGATGCAGCATGAGATCGACATGCAGCAGCGTCAGCACAGCTCTGACGTCATCAAACTGGCGATGCAGGTGCGGAACAAGAAGAGGGAAGGCTGATGGACAACGAGAAGGCTATCCGCGCCGCCAAGCTGACGCTGGGTGGCATTCTCGAAAAGCGCCGGGCCAAGACCGCAGTCGAGCGGGCGCAAGGCCAGATCGCCCCGTCCAAATACCTGCCTGACGTTCCGCGTCAGGTGCATGCCAACGGCGGCTACGTCCCGATGGCGAGCCTGCCGATCCCGAAGCTTGCCGTGGCGTCCCCGCTGGCCGTTGGTCAGCAGCCGGGCTTCCTCGACGTGCTCGGCACCCTGAACAAGGTCGCAGGCTCGGCGCGCACCATCTCTGATCTCGTGCGCCCCGAGAAAGAAGAAGCAGCGCGAGAGCCGCAGGCGGCCCGAGCAGAGGCAAAAGCCGAAGGCCTGACGCCCGAGGCCAGCGCCGCCATGGAAGCCTTGCGCAAGGGCTGGACCGGGACTGACTTTGGCATCGTCAGCGGATACCGCGACCCCGAGCACAACGAGCGGGTCGGCGGGGCAAAGGACAGCCAACACACGCACGGCAACGCCTATGACGTCGACACCACCGGCTGGTCGCCTGAGGACAAGCTGGCCCTCGCAGACGCAGCATGGAACGCTGGCTTCCGGGGCTTTGGCTTCTACGACAACAACATGCACTTCGACGTCGCCGATCCCCGCGCGTGGGGGCCGAGCCACAGCCGCCGCATGGTTCACCCGCGACCCCGCAGTGGCATCAATGTATGCTGAAAGCAACGACAGCATGGGTTACTACCCGCCCAACGACCCTCCCAACAGAAAGTCTCGCGTGATCCCCGCTTATGTGAAGGCCGAGAACCCATACACGGGAGAACTTCCCGACGAGGCTATTGGGGAAAACTACAAAAGGCTCCAATCTAATTGGTTCGACACGCTGCGCGCTAAGGGTCACGACGCATGGATACCCTCCAGTCAGGGCGGCGACCTTGTGGTGGCCCTGAAGGAACCGCACCAGATCAAGTCGATCTACAACAACGGCGGGTTTGACCCCAAGCAGAAGCACATGAACAAGGCCCGTGGCGGTGCTGTCGAATTCATGCGCGGCAACCACTCGCTGGTGCCTGACGAGCTGTATCACGGCAGCGCACCGAAGGTGGCCACCAAGGGTTGGACCAGTGAGGTGGACGAAGAGAAGACCGCGAAGAACATCGAGGCGCAGGACTTCCGCGAGTTCCGTCCGTCGGAGCATGGCAACTACGGGCCCGGTATCTACCTGACCGACAAACCTGAGGTCGCCAGCGACTTCGCGCAAGGTATTCGCGCCGACCAGACCGAGACCAAGCCGCACGCGCAATGCGCGGGACGCTATTTTGAAAGCGTTGGACAATGACACCGCAACGGTGCGCGACCTGTTTGTGCGCGACACACCGCGAGGCACTCTGGTTAATCAGCACGGTCAGCATGACATCCACGACACCATCCGCAATTCAGGTTACGATGGAATTATTGCGCATCGGCCCGACGGATCGAAAGAATATGTCGCGTTCAAGCCTGAGCAGGTGAAGAGCGCCCTGTCGGCCCGCAAGTTCGACCCCACCAGCCCGGACATGACCTATGCCGACGGTGGGGCGGTCCCCCAGAAGACCGTGAAGGCCTACAAGCTGTTCCGCACCAAAGGGGACGGCAAGCTGTACCCGTTGTTTGTCAACGCGGACAAGCCGGTGCCGATGGGTGAGTGGCTCGAGGCCGAAGAGGGCCCGCAGGGCAAGGCGCAGGGCAAGGTCAAGTCCAAGCTCGGCGATCTAGCGTACCGGCCCGGCTGGCATGCTGGCGATCTGCCCATGGCAACCCATATCGGCGGCAAGTCTGACCCGAGCCTGAAGAAGCCCGACTACCGGCCCGACAACCACGTCTGGGCCGAGGTTGAGATGGCGGCCGACAAGGACTGGCAGTCGGTGGCTGACAGCCGTGGCAAGGGTGTGAAGGCCCACATCACCGACCAAGTGCCGTACGGTGGGTTCTACCGGTACAAGACCAACCCGAACATGACCGGCAACTGGCTGATCGGCGGTAACATGAAGGTCAACCGCGTTCTGCCGGACGAAGAGGTCAAGGCCATCAACGATCAGGCTGGCAC